ACCCCAGTGGCGCCGACTATGGCTATGTATGATTCTGCGACGCAGTTTTATTTTCCTTCTGCCATAGGTGGGGCTGCTATGCTCTTTAATTATTTTAAGGGAACCATAAAATTTAAATTTCAAGTTGTCTCATCTGCTTTTCATAGGGGAAGGTTGTTAGTTATTTATGATCCAGTTGCAGCTAATAGCTCACCAGAAATGAATACTACTTATGCCTCTATAATCGATATTGCAAGTGATAAGGAGTTTGAAATAGCCGTAGCAAATCATAATCGTACTGAATGGGTACCTATGACTAGTGCATATTTTCAGGCTATTAATTCCAGTCCGCTTGTTAAGGCTGATGCAATATATGGGGCAATTTCAATTTATGTGCTGAATGAAATGGTTGTTCCTAATGAGGATGCTACTATATCCTGTGATGTGGATATAAATGTTTGGATTAGTGGAGGTGATGATTTCCAATTAGCTAAGCCAGGATCAAACTATGTTAACTATATTCGTGAGCAATCTGGGGAGGTTGCTGACCCAGTTTCCACGACAACACAACTTGTTATGGAAGCTGATAATGAAAGTTATGATAATAATAGGATGTTCATGGGGGAGACTGTTAAGAGCTTGAGGCCATTGTTAAAGAGAACAGTGCCTTATATGACAATTGGATTTCCAACTGGTAGTACCGCTGATTATATTGTATTAAACCAGGGTCCGTACAATCTCAGAACTGGGACTAATACAGCCGGCATACATACAGCTAAGGTAGGTGCTTCTACTGTTAGTTACAACTATACATTTAATACGCCGGAAATGTACATTTCTTCTGCGTTCTTAGGAAAACGCGGTAGTATGAGGTATAAGGTCATGGAGTTTGTGCAAACTTCCACAAGCACGACTACGCGTGTTTATGATAATGCATCGAATTTAATTATTACTGGGCTGACCAATACTACTGCTGATTCTTTACAACTAAGGTCCTTAACCCAAGTTGCACACACTTATGGCCCATCATATATGGGAATGCTTGTTGACCCATTGTTTTATGGTGTAGAAGGAATTGAAGTGTTTAAACCATCTTCATGTTCGGTTCATGAAATTGAGGTACCATACTATTCAAGCAAGCTGTATCTCCCTGCACGACAGTTTAGTATTGTCGAATATTATGATTCGTACCCGGTCTTAACCGTTGCATGGTTTAGGAATGCGGGAAATTGTGACGGCATGTATATGTCATTGCTTTTAATGACATCCGTAGGAGATGATTATAACTTAGGGTTCTTTGTTGGATGGCCCAAAGTTAAATTTGTAACAAGTCGACCAGGACCTGTTTAATTCAACAAAACGTCGGGAGCGACGTGACGAATAGGAG